CACTGATGTAGTACAAATGAGTAACCCAAAAAAAAGTAAAATTTTCATACTTTAATTCATCGTGTCGCATAAAAACCTCCTGTGTTTTTTGTGTATCTTTGTTTATTTTTTCTACGTTGTCAATCTTATTTAAACACATTAATAAATTGTTCTCGAGATCGTGATTATTGATAATAAAAAATAAATGAAAAAAAGGATTGTTTATGAACAAAAATTTAAAAATACAAGTATTGCTAAATGCCGTTGATAAATTGACCGCTCCTTTTCGCAATACATCAAAACAAATAAAATCAACCTCACAAGCAATAATAGCCAATAAAAACCTATTAAAAAAATTGGAAAATGCACAAGAGCGAGTAAAAAAAACAGGGTTAACGCAAGCTCAAGAAAGATTAAAAAATAAAATTGAGAAAACCACTCAAGAAATAAAAAAACAAACTCAAGCTCTTGAAAAATTAAATCAACAAAAGAAAAAGCAAGAGAAATATAATAAAAAAAATAGAAGTCCTAAAAAATACAAGTAATAATTTAAAACAATATGGGCAACAGTCTATGATTACGGCTGCTTCGACGGGTATGGTTGCCGGTAGCATTCTTTCTACTGCTATTGAATTTGAAAAGGCTTTTTCTAAGGTGCAAGCCTTAACAAGATTAGATAAAATCAAAGATGCGGAACGAATTAAGGCATTAAGAGATCAGGCTATTAAACTAGGTGCCGAAACGGCTTTTACCCAAACAGAAGTTGCAGAGGCACAAGGCTATTTAGCTATGGCGGGATTTAATGACAAGCAAATTAAATCTTCCGTCCCTTCTATGTTAAACATGTCTATGGCATCAGGTACGGATTTAGCTCGTGTTGCGGACATTGCTTCTGATATATCTTCAGGTTTTAAAATTCAGGCTGATGATATGGGGCGTGTTGCTGATGTGTTAACACTTACATTTACTACCTCTAATACCTCTCTTGAAACACTTTATGAGACTATGAAAGAAGGTGCACCTATTGCGACTGCTGCAGGTCAATCTTTTGAAAGTGCGGCAGCATTAGCGGGGTTATTGGGAAATGTAGGGATTAAAGGTTCTCAAGCCGGCACGACTTTAAAAAATATGTTTGTGCGTTTAGCCGCACCGCCAAAAGAAGCGGAAAAAGCCTTAAAAAAACTTGGTGTATCCACTAAAGATGCCAAAGGTAATTTAAAACAAGTTCCCGAAATTCTCAAACAGATAATGCAGAAAACCGAAAAAATGGGAACGGCTAAACGCCTTGAATATTTTGATAATATTTTTGGCAAAATTGGGTTAGCTGGTGCCTCCGAATTGGTAACACAAGCAAAAGACACAATTCAAAACTATGAAAATATGCTTAAAGATGCGAAAGGCACAGCGGAAAAAGTCAGTCGTACAATGACGGATAATGTGGCTGGTGATTTTAAAACGCTGTCTTCAGCAAAAGAAGCTATAGGAACTTCAATATTTGACATTGTATCTACCGATTTACGCGAGTTTTTGGGGAAAATAACCGATTTGCTGCGTGGCGTTAATCAATGGATAAATGCAAACCAAGAATTAACCGCAAACATAGTAAAAGTTGGAAGTGTAATAGCGGTGGTGATAGGAGCATTAGGTGCATTATCATTATTTTTAGGCTACATTGTCTATCCTGTTGCCCGTACTATTTTAGGCTTTGGTAAATTAATCCTGTTTTTAGGAAAGTTGGGGATATCTTTTTTGGCTATAATCCCTAAAATTATTGCCTTTTCAGCCGCACTTTTAACCAATCCCATTACTTGGATTATCGCCGGTATTGTTGCGTTAATTGCCGCAATCTATTTACTTTGGAAAAACTGGGATAAAGTCATTGCTGCACTTGTTGCAGGCTGGCAATGGCTAAAAACGGCTTGTAGCGAGGTATGGGAAAGTATAAAAAATATTGTTTTCCACGTATGGAACGGTATTTTTCAGTTTTTGGGAGGCATTTGGGAACACATCAAAGAAGCCTTTAACGGCGGAATTGGCGGCGTGAGCAAGTTGATTATAGATTGGTCACCTATCGGATTATTCTACAAAGCTTTTTCCGCCGTGTTAAATTATTTTGGTGTTGAACTGCCCGCCAGTTTCTCTGATGTTGGTAGCTTGCTGATGGAAAAATTAAGTTCAGGCATAGTAAACGCCCTCGGCAAAGTAAAAGACACTATTAGCAATGTAGGTTCGTCAGTATGGGGGTGGTTTAAAGAAAAAATCGGCATAGACACCGACACAAAAGCCACCTTCACCACACAAACAACAACCAATCACGTTCCGCCGGTGAATAAATGGTCAGGCGGATATGCCGGAAACGGTGGAAAATATCAGCCTATGGGCATATTTCACGGCGGGGAATATATTATGACCAAAGAGGCAACATCACGCCTTGGCGTCCCCTTATTAAACGCCCTAAATTACGGAAAAAAAGCCATGTTGACCGCCGGAATGGGATTAAGCGTTGCAACCGCACAGCCTTTTGTTATGGATAATCGACCGCCCTTAAGTCCAACAACACGTCACCTGCAAGAAACACCTCAACCTATGCAAGTGACAATCAATATTCATGCCACGGCGGGACAACGTGCGGAAGATATTGCAAGAGAAGTGGAGAAAGCCCTAGTTAAAATAGAACAACAAAAACAAGCACGCTTGAGATCCGCATTACGAGACAGAGATTAATTAATTGGGGGCGAATGTGATTCGCCCCGACGTTAGGCAGGGGCGGATGTCAATGCAATAAACCTCATATTTCCGAAGACTTTTCATTGATCGAGTAATACTTTTGTATTACTATGAGCGACTACTTGTTCTCTTGTTCTAAAGGAAATTAATTATGCTTGCCAATCAAGAAGTAACCAGCGTAAAACTGGGTTACCGCAAAGCAATTTTGCAAGAATTAGCCCAAGATTTTGGCGGTAGCGTTCACAGTATTGTGTTAGATGCCGTAGATAGTCACATTGAACGCTTAAAAGCTAAACAAACCTATGATAGACGAGCTATACAAGCCTACCAAGATTATCAGGAAACAGGATTGCATATTACGCTAAGTGAGTTTATGGATTGGGTGGACAGCCTAGAAACAGACGAACCAAAGGATATGCCCCCATGTCACAAGTAAAGCTCATCATCACAAGACTTGCTCAATCTGATTTAACAAGAATTTATAACTTTTTGACTGACGTAGGAGCAACAAAGCAAGCAAATGCAGTCATGCAACTGCTAAAAAATTCTTTTGTTGCTAGCCAAGATAGACCAAATAACGGCAAAGCCTATGATTTGTCGGTAGATGGCAAGACCTTGAAAAATGTAAGAGAGGTTTTTGTCTCTTATAGAAAAAGTGGTTATAGCTATCTCTTTTGGTATGACGAACCCAATAACCAAATTTTGATTTTAACGGTTAAACATTTTCGTGAAAATGCCTACCGTTTGGATTGGCTGACTTTCACTGAATGACTTCAACTCCGACGATGTAACCTGTTACTAAAATAACAATTAATCAACTTACTTTTGTTTGGCGAATGTGATTGGGCGAATGTGATTCGCCCCTACTGTAGGGGCGGATTATATCCGCCCTTTAATGTATTTTATTTTTTGTTATTTCCGGCTTAACAACCCGGCATACTACTCAAACACGGTTAAATTTCTCAAAATGCACTTTATTTAAGAATGTGCGAATGTGCAATGCAAGCAGAATTTAACCGAAAATTAGAAAATATTGTGCGGTATGGTGTCGTGGCAGAAGTGAACCACGAAAAACGCCGTGCCAAAGTACAAACAGGTAATATCTTAACGGATTGGTTGCCGTGGTGTGCTTCACGTGCCGGTACAACCAAAATTTGGTCGCCAATTACACCGGGTGAACAATGTATTCTTATTTCCCCTGCGGGTGAAATAAACAGCGGTTTTATTTTGAGTGCCCTCTACACGTTGGAATTTAACACCCCGAGCAATTCGCCTGATGAGCATGTAATTCAATTTGCGGATAATGCCATTATCCAATACAACCAAGCGACAAGTGAATTAAAAGTAAGCGGTATTAAAACCGCACTTATTGAAGCGAATGTCAGCGTAACGCTTAACACGCCCTTAGTGCATTGTACGCAAGATATGCATATAGACGGTAACGTCAATATCAAAGGGTCAAGCAGTGTGCAAGGCTCAAGTGATGTACAAGGGTCAATACGTGTTAAAGGCAATATTAACGCACAAGGCGATGTTACCGCCGGTGGTGTATCGCTACAAACGCATACACACGCAGGAGATAGTGGCGGAACGACAGGAGTGCCTAACTAATGGATAAACACACAGGCAGATATTGCGAAAACGAAAACGCCCATTTAAAACAATCTATCACGGATATTTTATTAACGCCGATTGGGACGAGAATACAACGCCGAGAGTATGGCAGTTATATTTTTGAGCTGATCGACCGTCCCATCACAAAAGCCCTGATGTTACAACTTGCCACGGCGTCAGTGATCGCCTTGAAAAAATGGGAGCCGAGAATTGAAATTACACGTTTTAAAGTGGATATAGTACCGGAGAAAGCACAAATCACCGCCAATATGGACTTTATCCGCAAAAAAGACAACAAAAAAATAAATTTTAATCAAATCATATTAGGGAAACGGCATGAGCGAATTAGTTAATTTATCGAAATTAGACGCCCCAAAGGTATTAGAACACCTTGATTTTGAACAGTTATTAAAACAACGCAAAGCTCAATTTATAGCACTCTACCCTAAAGAAAAACAAGCCTATTGGGAAACCGTACTCGCATTAGAAAGTGAACCGATTAACAAATTATTACAAGAAAATTGTTATTTGCAGTTATTAGAACGCAAACGCATTAACGAAGCAGCAAAAGCAACAATGTTAGCTTATGCAACAGGGAGCGATCTTGATGTGATAGCAGCTAATTTTAATGTACAGCGTCTCATCATACAAAAAGCGGACTATAGCGTAAATCCGCCAATAGAAGAAAAACGAGAAAGCGACACAGATTTACGTTTGCGTTGCCAATTAGCGTTTGAGGGGTTGTCTGTGGCGGGACCTCGTGCAGCTTATGTATTCCATGCGTTATCCGCACATGCGGAGGTTGCTGATGTCTCTGTGATATCGCCCTCACCTGCGAATGTGACTGTCACTATTTTAGCCAAAAAAGGGGACGGGCAAGCCAGTGAGGCGGTTTTAAATGCGGTGACCAAAAAACTGAATGATGAAAATATCCGCCCAATAGCGGATAGAGTAACGGTACAAAGTGCCAGTATTCATCGGTATCAAATTCATGCAAAACTGCACATCTACAGAGGACCGGAATACGAACCCATCAACAAACAGGCACAGGAAAAAATCAAAAAATACACCGAAGACAAACAACGATTAGGACGAGATATTACCTTATCCGGTATTTATGCGTCCTTGCATATTGAAGGGGTGCAACGTGTAGAATTACTACAACCTCAAGCCGATATTGTATTACAGAATAATCAAGCCGGCTTTTGTGAAAAAATTACACTTGAATTGGTGACAGCAGATGATTATTGATGACAGGTTCCCAACCGTCCCCGCACTATTGCCTTTAGGCAGTAGCGAGCTGGAGCGTAAAGCGTCAGAAGTGTTACAGTTTGCTGTCCGCAATCCTATTATTATTGCAGACTTAATCAATCCTCAGCGTTGCCCCGTTGAGCTGTTGCCGTATTTAGCGTGGGCGTTCAGTGTAGATAGATGGGATGAGCATTGGACAGAACAAGTCAAACGTATTGCCATTCAACAGGCTTTTTTAATCCACAAATACAAAGGTACGATTAGTGCTATTCGTCGAGTGGTTGAGCCTATCGGCTATTTGGTGGAAGTCAAAGAATGGTTTGATCTGCACCCACAAGGCACACCAGGCACATTCAGCATTACGATTGAAGTCGCTGAAAGCGGATTGAATGAACAAACCTACAATGAAGTAGTCCGTCTCGTTGATGATGCAAAGCCGGTATCAAGACATTTAACACAGTTAGCTATTTCTATATCGCCTAAATGCCCATTACATCATTTTATTGGTCAATATATGGGCGAAATTATCAGTGTTTATCCATAACCCGATTAAATTAAATAACCCAATTAAACCAAATAAGGAAAAGAAATGACAAAAACCTATTATTCCGTATTAACCCAACATGGGGAACAGCTCATTACCTCAGCCATTGCCAACAAAAAACCCTTACAACTCTTAAAAATGGCAATCGGCGACGGCAACGGACAAGCGGTAACGCCGGATAAAAACGCAACCGCATTAAAAAACAAAGTTTATAGTAGCAATGTAAATCAAATCTCTGTCGATCCAAGAAATCATCAGCAAGTTATCTTTGAATTACTGATCCCTGAAACAGAGGGCGGTTTTTGGATTAGAGAAATTGGACTGTTAGACGAGAATGAAAAATTAGTTGCTTATGCCAATTGCCCTGAAAGTTTTAAACCTCAATTATCAAGCGGTAGCGGAAAAGTCCAAATTATCCGCTTAATTTTGGCGGTATCCTCATCAGACGCCTTTGAATTAAAAATAGATAATGACGTTATTTTTGCGAAAACGGGACAGCTACAACCCAAAACCATTAATGGCAACAGTCAAAATAAAATTGATGAAGACGGACATACTCACGAGATAACCAAAGCGAGTACAAGCCAACAAGGCATTGTGCAACTGACCAACGAGACAACCTCAGACAGCGAAACACTCGCCTTAACCGCTAAAGCGGGGAAAGAGTTAGCAAAAAAGCTAGAGGAATATATTCCAAACAGCAAAAAATCCGACGCAACCGATAGCAATAGCTCCGATACTGTCGCTACATCAAAAGCGGTTAAAACTGCCTACGACAAAGCGGAAGACGCAAGAAAACTTGCTGAAAGCAAACAATCCCCTGAAACTACATTAGCTGGCTACGGCATTACCGATTTTCAGGTTAAAACAGGTTCGGACGATGTTGATAATTACAAAACCGACGGGCATTATTATTTTGCGAGCAGTCAGCATTTGCCCGACAACAACGGAGCGTGGCATGTTGAAGTGGTGAGCGGTGGGCAAACTACCGCCGTGCGACAAATCGCCCGCAAAGCCAATGATACAAAAGTCAAAACTCGCTTTTTTAGCGGCTCAAAATGGACGGAATGGAAAGATATCGGCGGTGATGGTGTGCCTTTGGGGGCGATTGTAGCGTTTCCAAAAGCTATTACTAATCCCACTGGCTTTTTAAAATGCGATGGAACGACTATTGACCAACGCACCTACCCCGATTTATACCGCACTTTAGGCAATAAAAACACTTTACCCAATTTAACTCGCTCAGATGTCGGTATGACGGCGTATTTTGCGACAGATAATATTCCTGATGGCTGGATTGCGTTTGATGAAATCAAGGAAAAGGTAAAAGAAGATACTTACCCTGAGTTGTATAAATACCTGATTGAAAAATATACCAGTATAGACAACGTCCCTAAAGCGGAAGACCGTTTTTTGCGTAATGCAGCAAATGAGCTGGTTGTGGGGAGGGTACAAGAGGATGCAATTAAAAC